TTAAGCCGAAATCATCGACCAAGACCGAAATTAAATAAGATGTTCCTGCTGACAAACAGCCAAGTAGGAACGCATTCACGAATGAACGCTCAAAACTAAATAGTTCAGTGTATGGAGAAAGACATGAAATAAAGATACCAACCCAGAATCCCATACATAACGGACAATTAAACAGAGTGTTCCATTTCTTCGTGTAATCTTTCTTTGGTCTTATGTCTTCAAATATTTTCCCGTATACAATTATAAAAGTCATGCCATATGCGGCAAGAATAAAGTTTAATGTATCCAAATTAACCTCTCAAAGTTATTTGTTTAGTACCAACCTGCTTCCATTTGTGCATCGTCATATACAGCCGTAAATAGGTTCATTGAGCTACTCTTGATCAAATCTATATACTTAGATGATGACATTTTAGAGTCAATAAAGTCCATGTGGTCCCTATGGTTATGCTCCATTTTATCTACAAGGCTCGCTACTTTTCCTGTGTTTTTCTTGCGAAGAGAGTGATCCGTGGCATTCTTACTGGCTTCATATGGCTCATCGCAATCATCATCTGGATCAGGAGTTTTCCCTTCATAATCAAATGTGTCGTTCCCTGCATTTGTTTTTCTTTTCTCGTACTCTGGGTCATTCTCCATTCTTTTCCAGTTTTTCACTGCGGCATCCATGGACCCTTCTTCTTTGTCCGAGGTTAGTCCAAAGCCCATTGTATCGGCAATATAAAATCCAATGTCATAAAGTAGCTTGCCGATACCAGCACCTTTGTACTCAGGAGCCCTGTATATACTACCAACGTACATTGTATTGGGAATACAAGGCTCCTCTGTCTGAACAAGGTCTATTCCACCTATCGCTATAGGTTTATAGTTGGGCTCACCTTCGTGCGTATATAGGACAATGTTGTAAGCTGCACCAGCGTTGTCGCTTTTGTCTGCAAAATACAATTTCATATCTTCGGGTGCCAATTGCCTAGATTCTTTTAGGAATCTTCTCCAGCCTTCCATTATTAATTTTTGTTTATTCATAAGTGTACCTCAATAACTTCCGTAGTTTCTGCTGAACAATTGCATCGCTTTTCTATACAATGAACTATCATCAGAATCTCCATAAGCAGCACCATTCTTATCGACGGCAATAAGATCCTTGTATGTTTCAATGGCCTTATTCGTAACTCCAAAGCTATGTGGCATAAATGCGCCACTATCTGAAATATCTTCGCAATCATCATCTGGATCGGGAGTCATTCGTCCACCATAGTCAAATTCATCATTTCCTGCTTTTGTTTTTCTTTTATAAAATTCGGGATCTGAAGTAATAGAGTCCCATCTTCTTTCAGCAGCAGGACTTGTTGAGCCATAATGGTCAGATGTTATCCCGCCATCTACTGTCACTTTTGCATGGGCAGCAGCCAGTTTATAAAGAATTGTTCCAAACCCAGTCTTTTGAAATTTCTTATCAACAGCAGAGAATCTTACCTGAAGAGTCTTTGGGATACATGGTCCGTGCTTATCCATAAAGCCGCCTAGAGCGATCATGCCAATTATCACAGGCAGTCCATCGGCCTGTATTGTCGGAGCATGATATAGAACAAGCATTTCTAAACTTCTAGAAGAAACAACTGCCAAAGCTAATTCTGATTTTATTTTTTTTGTATCAATAGATCTAGACTTCTCAGGTTCTTTTGCGTTGGTATTTATTATCTCTCCACCTGCACCCAATGAGAATTGAGCTGGTGGAGAACTTTGAGTTCCCTGCTTGACTGCTTCCACCCCCTGTTTTAAGTACTTAAATTTTTTCCAACTATAAAATTTGCCCTGCCGAGAAAATATGGCTGGTCTAACTTTACATGATTCAAATGCATAGTTTGACATAGCGATCTTGTTCGCCAAGTCATCAACTTCCATCATTCGTGGATGAGTATCTCCGCCTAACAAATAATAAAATTCATCGTGTTCTTCTTCAAACATGCTTAGGTCAGCTCCATTGTGGTCGGGATCCATCTTTGGATTGTAATCGTCGGGGCTTCCAATGCCGAAAAAATCCCTCCAGCTTTCCATTATTAGTTTAAAGTCACTCATACGTATACCTCCCGTATAAATATGGTGCAAATAGATTATGTTGTCGGATTGACCCCTTCTCTTCTTCGTGCGGTACTTCTCCAAGTTCTGTAGAGTATTCTCCATCTGGTGAGATTAGATGGTCATCTTGCATATCGTCATAACCAGTTCTGCCTTTCATCATTGGTTCTTCGGTCTCCATCCATTGTCCGATTTCCATCAGAGCTTTTTCAACAACTTTTGTTCCTTCAACGAACTTTCCTTCCAAAGACCCGTATATGTTCCCTCCTTTAATTGAGTCAATTTCCAGCAACCCAACTCTTCTAAGGTATTCCAATAAACGAGCTTCTGCACCATAGACTAGATCAGACAAGGTTTCTTTGGCAAAAGCAATAATTCTTTTTTCTTTCTGCTTTATAATGATATCAATATCTTTATGATCAAGAATCATTAAGTCTCCATTGGCAGCGGATCGTAACTTTAATTTTGTTTCAATTCTCTTTCTATCGTCGTGTACTTTAATCTTGATGCCGCCATCCTCTTCAGGTTCTTCAGGCTCTGGATTTTTAATTTTGATTTTGATTGTTTTTGGTTCTTCTCCGGGAACTTCTTCTTCTTTATTTATTTTTATTTTAATCGGCATCTCGGTTTACCTCCGCTAAAAGGTCTTGGATGTAAAAAACTTCCTCAACAAGCTTATGATTTACGGGCTTTTGTGAGTAACTGTTCAGCTTTGCTTTAACTTTTTGAAAATTTTCTTTCAATGAGATGCTGTCTGTCTTTACTATCTCGCTATCAACGGCTTCTTTGAGGCGTCCAATTTCGTCATTTAGATAACTTTTCAAGCCAAGTCCATTGTCCGAGAAGGATACGATGAAGTTGCTCAAGAGGTCTTTCTGTTCTTTGAGCAAAGAATTCTCGTATGTTTCGTTGAATCTTTTGACAAACATTTTGAACTCTAAAGACTCAATCGGCTTCATGCCTTCCTCAATGACCTCTCCTCTTGTTAGGATTTTCACCAAGTTGTTTTCAAGCATAATGCGCTTTTTTGCCTTTAAGTTGGAACTTTGAAAGAACAAGCCGATTGTGGCCAAATCTTTGTAGTTGGGAACAAAGTTGGAAAAGGTTTTGCTTCCAAGTTGCTTGTTGATCTTGTTTATCAATTTTGTTTGCTCATTGAAAACTTCTTTTCTATTCAAGCTATCAAAATCAACTTTGCTTTCCTGAAGAAGTCTCTTTGAGAAATCTTCTTCTAAACTTTTGCTCTCGGTCAAAGAGTTGTATATCTCAAGTTCACTCTTAAGAGCCTTTCCTTTTCTAAAGAATTCTTTCAAAAGACCCTTTACTTTTGTTTGTCTTCCCTTGTCTTCTTTAATGATTGCCTTTGTTAGTTCACGAATTAGACATTCGTAAAGAAAAGCGGTGTTTCTTTTCTTATTATGTTTCATCTGTATCTTCCTTCTTGTTTAGTGACTCCAAAAGAGACTTGATATCTCCGTCGATGCTAAATAGTTTCTCTTCCTCTAATTTGTTGTCTTCAAATATTCCTCTTGACAAAGAGTCTAGTCCACCAAAGCCCACTTTACCAGGGAATGTTGTTCTTGCTGTAGAACCTCTAACTTCACCTCCAAATGCTTGATTTTTCATTTGCTTTGAGAAGCCTCCCTTTCTATAAGACATCTTATGTTTCTTGTATGGCCCTCTCTTTTTTGGCTTGGCGTCGTCATCGCGCTTCGCTGGTGGTTCGGCTAAGAGGTCAGGCTCTTTGTCTCCGCCACTAGTGCCTGAATCACTTTTGGTGTCTCCGCCCAAATCACCTCCGAGATCGTCGCCCCCAAGGTCACCTCCACCTAAATCACCTCCTCCAAGGTCACCTCCAAGATCACCTCCAAGGTCACCTCCTCCAAGACCACCAAGATCTCCCCCACCTTCTTCGGGAGGTTGACCGGCTGCTTCAAGTTCGGCCATGAACTTCTTATCGCTGAACATCTCTCTTTGCATTCTGAGGTATTCATCTTGTGATAGCCCAAGAAGGTTTTCGGAAACCCACCTACGAGAAAAGAATCCCTCTGTTGCTCCGCCTGCAATGTCAAACTTTGTCTTCCAATGTTCAAGCTCTTGCATTTCGGCAATCTTAGATGGGTTATTCAAAGAAAGCTTGAAATTCAAAAGATCATCTCCGCGATAGCCCAAAGTGTAGAGGTGTACAATTCCAATCTTCTCTAGTTCAGAAATAATTACTCTCTGGAGTCTTTGAATTGTTCTTGCGAACCTTATGTCTTTCTGTGCGAGAGTTGTCTTGTCTTCGGTCGCACCTTCACCCATTGAGAGATAGGATTGAGGAACTTTCAAAGCGGAGAACAATTTGTCGCGAAGATACTTAACATCTTCAATCTGTGCTGTAAATTGTCCACCAGGAAGGTTCTGGATGTCCGTAGAAGACTGTCCACCTCTAATCGGTACAAAGTAATCCTCTTCAATGGAAAGTGGATTGTAGCGCAAATCTACGCGCCCTGTGCTGGGGTCTACAACTTGGTGTCGTTTCATTTGTGTCATAACTTTTTGCATGTACTGCTCAACATCTTGTGGTGCAATTCCACCTACGTCAATCTTGAATACACGTCGCTCTGGTGACCTTGTAATGCGGTAGGCCATCATTGCGTCCTCAAGCAGTGTAAGCTGTCTCCAGATGCGTCTGGAGGGCTCTAAAACAGATGTTCCGTAAGGGGCATGCTTGTCGTGCCCAAGAATTCTAAAGTGAGCAATTTGCCAGTTCTCAAGAGTCAACCCAGCATTGTTCCATTGAAACTGAATGTAATTGGGATTGGTTGGATCTTCTCCTTCAAGTCTTTCAACTTCTTGAGGCGGAAGTCCAATGCAGTTCTGCAATCCTTTTTCTTCATCAAGATCAAGGTACAAAAACATATCGCCATATTTACACATGGTTCTTGCCCATCCAAATAGGTTGTGTTCAATATTCATTGTATTGTAGTAGAGCGAATGAAGAATGTATTTGATCTCATCATTTGGACATTTGATATGCAACATCGGAGTCAACGCAGAGTGCGTCGTCATTTCATCAGCATAGATGTCAAGAGAAGATGCGATCTCTGGTGTGAATTCCATCTGGTCAAAGTCAACATATCTCTCAGAGCGATTTCTATTTGAAATCATATTGAGAGTCATGATGTTCATTGGGTTGTATTCAGTCTTTTTGAACTGTCGTCCCGATGCAGACTTAAATCTTTTAGCGTAAATATCCAAATGTCGGCGTCGCAGTTGTCGCCCTGACTGTGTTCTTCTTTGGACGATGGGCCCCGAGAACATTCTTGTTAAAGCTTTGAATAAGTCATTTTGGTTGTTATTGGGGTTTCTATCGTTGCGAGCCATTTTTTATCCTTTATAAATCCAGAGAAACTCTTTGGTTTTCCCTATTTCCTCCTCGTACTTTTCTTGGAACGTCTCGTTATAGATTTTCTGACCTTTGATTTGTGTATTCATGGTTGTTGTTGATTTCATCAAACCACCAAGCATTGCCTTTTTGTATGCCATGTCTCTTTCGTTTTCCGATAGCGCTGTGTCTCTTACCCAGCAAGCAATTGCTAGAGACATAACAAGATCATCATTGTAAGAACGCATCGCTTGAGGCTTCCCATTGTGCCAAATAAAAGTCTTTAGTTCGTGAAAAACACGGTTAGAGTGTATACTAATTAGTTTGTTTCTAACGTATTCCTCTAACTTAGCAACAATTAAGGGCCTCGTTTTGGTAGATGTGGTAAAACCTAGTACGGCTCTATCGTCGTTCTCTCCCAAGTATGACTCAACATACTCATGGGTAGACTTGATGGAATAGTACAACTTTGGATACTGCAAGTCTTTTAGTTTTTCCAGTACAGCAATACCTATACCATTGTTCTCAACGACAAGCAAGCAATTGCCATACTCTCTTCCTGCTGACATTAAAATGTTAGAATACATATCTAGGTCTGGTTTGCCTTGGTACTCTGCGACAACTGTCATATTGTCAACCCTTAGCACATGGAAACAACTATAGTCACTACCATCTCCTCTAGCGACATCGGCAACCAGAAGATAAGGAACGCCTTCTTGATACTTTTCCCATATCCAAAAGTTTCTATCGTATCCAGTTCTGTAGATTGGATCCATCAGATCCCCATGAAGTCTCTGTAGGTCCTCGGGGTTGATGACAGTTTCACCAGAGGCATTGAAGGAACACTCAAGCTCCTGTGCAATTTGTCTCTTGGACATATTACGAGTTTCTTTTTCATACCACGCTTGGTCTCTATCTGGGTGGACGTCCCAGTTTAATTTAATTGGATGAAAATCATTCATTGAGTTCTCAGACTCAGTGTAGGTTTTGTGGAACCAATTTCCAACGCCGTTAGGGGTGCTCAGAGCGA